AAAACAAGTTATAAAAACAAGAAAGAAAGAATTTATGTTGATAAGGAAAAATCTAAACCGTTGTACATTTTAGAAAACTTCTTTTATGATAAATTTAAATCCAATTTAAAACCGGCTTTTAATAGGTATAATACAAAAATAGAAGAATATTAATTCGTATATATCTTAAAAAAAATAAGCTACTAATAATAATGGCTACTATAAACGCTGTATTTGAAATATTAAACGAATTTTTGAATGAATTACATGAAACATTCTCTGAAGAACAACAAATAAAAGATGTCATTGATATAATGCAAAAATACACTGATGATGAAAAAAATTCATTTTACCAAAACTTTAGTTCTCAAATTAAAACAAATGGAAAGTTAATTGCATCAAATAACCCAAAATTATTCAAAAAGGGTAAAATTGAATTCTTTGATCAAATTAAATTGCACAAAATTTGGAAAAAAGATTTTGGAAAAAAAACAAGAGATGCTATTTGGAAATATATTAACACATTAAATATTATATGCACAACAGTTGATAGTATTCCCAAAGATCTATTAATGAATATTGAAAAAATGGCTCACGAATGTGCATCTAAATTATCTCAAAATAAAGAAGGTAATATAGAAAATCAAGAAGATACATCTTCTGATGGTCCAAATTTACAAAATCTAGAAAATATTATGCAAAATATTGATATGGACGCATTAATGTCGGGCATGCAAAACATACTTGGAAAAAATATGAATCTAAAATAAATGAATACTCAATTGGTACTTTTACTGATATTAGTGTCATATTTTATGTTTATACTTTATTTAAGTCCAAATGATTCATCTAAATATATTTTTATTACTATTGAAAATCAAAAATTTAAAGTTACTAAATATAGAAATTACAAAATCTCTTATGAAATAGCTACAAGATTACATAAATTGAAAAAGAAATTAGACTTTCTTATTAAAAATTTACATAATCCAGAAAAAATAGATTCAATTAATAGATTAAAAAACAAATATAAAGGTGTTTTAGAAGATAGTAATATATTAAAAAAAACTGGATATGTTGGTTACAGTATTAATAAAGGTTCTACTATTGGTATTTGTGTTTATAAAAATAATAAATTTGAAAATGAAAACGAAATGATGTTTGTTGTTTTACATGAATTGGCACATTGTATGACTTTATCATATAATCATACCAAAGAGTTTTGGAATAATTTTAGATTTTTATTGAAAGAAGCAACTAGATTAAATATATATAAAAATATTGATTATTATAAAAATTCAAAAAATTACTGTAATATAATTCTTTATCATAATCCGCTTTTTTGAAATTTTTTATATTTTATTGTATAACACATGTATTGGTTTGATGATTTAACAGAATTATATAATTTTAATAAACTTCATATATTTTGGCCTTCTAAATATATTAGCAACGAAGAGAATGTTAACGCTTTAACACGTTTCTTTCTTTATTCAGGTATGATATTAACATTATTTAATGATAATAATACGTATATATTAATCTCTTTACTAATCATATTTTTAATGCCTTTAAATATTTCAAAAAGTATTAAAAAACCTAACAAAAATAATGTATCAAAATCCACAAATCCTTTAATGAAAAATGTATCTCAAGATTGTCAAAAACCATCTGATGATAATCCTTTTGCTAATGTTATGATGAATGAATATATAGAAAATCCGGAAAGATTACCAGCATGTTTTATAGAGGATGTTAAAGATGATGTAAATGAAAAATTTCATAAAAATTTATTTTTAGATATTGACTCTATTTATGAAAAAGAAAATTCTCAAAGACAATTCTTTACTACAGCAAATACAACTATACCTAACGACCAAGTAAATTTTGCTAAATGGTTATATATGAAGGATAAAAATTGTAAATCTAATAATGAAGTTTGTACTGGATTTAATGTTTAAAAAATTTTGTTTCTTAAATTAATGAATACTAAAGAACACAAAATAATTACACAAAAACCTTTAAAATATATGTCTGATATTTATAGAAAAAATTATGTTTCTCCATTAGATCCTGATGTTGATTTACGAATGAAACCTACTCGACTAAATAATTTCTTTGACCAAAATACTCAATTATATGGTACTAGCCCTCTTTTACTTTCTGGTTATCAATTTCCTGATGAAGAAGTTCCAAAAGAAAATACTTTAATTTTTTCTCAACCAACTAGAACTATTAAAAAATATTTAACCGAAGAAACTCATTTTAGAAATCAATTTTTAGATGTACCCTTAAAAGAAGACTCAACTTTAAGACCTATTAGTACTCGGGCTTCTATGAGAAATTCTTATAGAAAATTTAATTGTTATAGACAAAAAATTTAATTTGTATTCTTATATTAATAAAATGCAATCCAGATTAGGAAATGATAAAATATTTTCTGATGCTCCAAGACAAGTTGGTAATTACCTTTTAGATAAGGTTCAACGCAATTACTTTGATAATTCTATTTCAACAACCCCCGGTTTTGGTACTTTTAATTCTGTTAGACATGTTAGAGAACAATATGTAGATAACGAATCTCAACTTTTTGGTATTAATAATCATATTTCTAAAAAAGACCCTGTTGGTTATAATACTTATGGTCTTCAAGGCTTAGATAAAGGGTTTTTTAACACTTCTAGTAAATTATTACCTAATTCTGTTGTTAATGTTAAAAATAAAAAAGCAAATTCTATTGATAGATTTCAATATTTGCATATTAATCCTCAAAATTTAGATAATCTTATCATTAATGAAACTAATAGAGGTGGGTTACATACTCGTAACTTTGAAAAAGATAATTATAATTGTTCTTTTTAAATTTAAATTCTTAATTAAATTAAATGGATATTCTTATATTATCCGGTATTGCTTACATTGGTCACGAATTGTCTAAAAGAGGTCTTAACGATTCTTCCAATATTTCTAAAAATTCTATCGAACGTCATTCAAATCAATACCCTATTAAAGATGATAATCTTATTAAGAAAAAAGTTAAAGTTACCCCTCCTTCTAATTCACCTCCTTCTTCCGATTTCAATAATTCTTCATATGGTTCTGTTGATGGTTGGTCCCTTTCTACAGACCATAATCTTTCTAATTTTAGTACTCAATTTAGTACTCAATTCGGGTCAATTGATTCTTATAACAATACAATTTTACCTTCCAAAATGACTCCTTATTTTAGTAGTACTAAGGGGCAAAATACTAATGAAAAATTAAAAGAAAGAAATCTTGAAAATTTTACTGGTGTTGAAGATAATATTTATCAAAAGAAAAAAGAAATTTCTAATATGTTTAATCCTACTCAAACTCGATTCCAACCCGTTGTTTCTAATCAAGTTCGTCTTGATAGGTATAAAGTTAGTGGTAAAATGGATGGTATCTCTCCTATAGAAAAAACTTATGTTGGTCCAGGTCTTAATTTAGACCCTTCTGTTACTGCTAAAGGTGGATTCCACGATACTTTTAGAATTTTACCAGAACATAATAATAGCTACTCTAAACATTCTTTTAAAGGTAGAGTAATTCCTGGTAAATCTTTAAATTCTGAACGCAATTTTACTCCTTCTTCTATCTTAAAAAATAGACCAGAAAAAACTTTTACTCTTGAAGAACGTCCTCTTATGGCTTCTTCTTCGGCTTTCAAAGGTCTTAAAGCTAAAGAAAATTATAACGTCCGTTGTAATAATCGAACTTTTGATAATTCTATCAATAATCATAATATTCAGGGGTCCGCATCTTTACCTCCTAAACCTATGAATTCTAATTCAGATTTTCTTATTGATAAAAATGATAATAACTGTTCGTCTAATTATGGCGCACCTTCTACAATATCTAACGGCGCTTACACTGTTTCTCGAATTTTAACTCACGATTCTGATAGAGAACAATGTGGTGATGTTTCTAATGTTCATAACCCTTCCTCCGGTGTGGTTTATAATAATAATATACCTCTTAATAAAACTTTGCGTGAAACTACAGAACATAATTCTACTGGTCATATCAATCCTTCTAAAATTACTAACGACCGTTCTACTTTTACTACAAATTCTTTCACTCCTGATACTACTTTACGTGATACTACACAGTTTAATAAATCTAACGGTTTTATTAATAATACTTCTTTAGGTTCTGTTAAAGCTAATTTTGTCGCTAATAATACTCATCGACAACAAACTTCTACTGAGTATTCCGGTATCCTTAAAGGTTTCGATGAATCTTCTAATCGTAATTATTCCGCTAATAATACTCACAGAGAATCTACTTCTTCCGATTATACTGGTTCCGCTATCTCTAATTCTAAAGCATCTTTGGATACTTTTAGTACTGATAACTCTCAAAGTTATCATAAAAAAGAAGACTCACTTATTGGTTTTAGCCCAGGTCCTGATAAACTTAATAATACTTTAGATAACCCTGATTCTATTGTTAATGCTGAATTCAAAACAGATGCAAATTATACTAAATCTTCTAACCCTTCTTTACCTTCTAAATTACCTTCCGTTTGTGAATTAGGTCTCCAAAATTCTCCTCAAAAAATAGATGAAGTTAATACCCGTTTTGACCCTTCTTTACAACTTAATGATAACCCTTTGGTTATTTTGCCTAATAATTATACAAAATCTACACAAAATAATACACAAAATTGTTAATTTTCCATCTTGCACATTAATACATACGCATTCTTCTTCCATAAATTTTCATTCTTGTCATCCAATTTATATATACAATCATCATCTATTATATATTTTTTTTCATCTTCTATTATACTTGTTGTGTAATGTCCTTTGTAATTTGTTCCATGATGACATATCACATTATATATCTTGTATCTTTTATATTCTTTTTCTTTTTTATTTTCTTTAATTTCTATTTTAAATTCTTTATTTATTTGGATTTTATTTTCTTTTTTCATCCCATATTTATCATATGAATTTATCGTTATTATTAAGATATTTGCTAGTTTCTTTATTTTATTCGTTTTTTTACACTTTTCTTCCTTGCATTTGTCACATTTATATCCTTCTAATCTTTCTTCCTCAAAATATTTTTCTATTTTCCCTTCTATACTTCCTTCGTTGTTATCTATACATATGTTTCTTTCATTATATTCACTTATTTGTTCGTGATTACATCTCTCGCATTTTATCTTTGTTTCTATTTTATTATCAAATATATATTCTATATAGTTTATTTTCATTTTGTATTCTTTCTTATGTTTTTCTATATCCTCATATATATAATCTATTATGTTTAACATCGTTTCATTACTATCATGTTGTTGATATATATTTCCGTAATATTTATGGTTTTTTATAAAGATTTCATAGAATTTTATTAAATCTTCTTGTTTTACTATCGTTTCTTTTCTCATTTTTTCTATCAATTCTATATATGTTTTTGTAAATTCATCTTCTATTTCGTTTTTGTGCCATATTATTATATCATTTAATATTCTTGTATTATATAATACTTGTAAGCTACTACTAAAATAACATGTATTCCCTATATTACTTATCTTTATGAGTTTCATAATTAATGCCTAAATATTTAACTCGTCATTTCTTTAAATCATTTTAAAGAAACAGTTAAAGCCGTTGTTTTATACAGTTAAAGTTTTTCATGTGTTTCATATCAATGTCTAAATATTTTACTCCTGATTTCTTATATTGTTTCAAATATTAAATTTATATTTCCTTTTCTTATTTGTCTATATTCTTCTTTTATATCAAATTCTCTTCCTATATATCTTTCAATATCCATATTGTATTTCATTTTAAATTGTGGGCTTATATTTTTTATAATATTGAATTTATCTAACTCATATGTTATTATATTTCCTTCTAAATATAAAATCCTTAATACATCATACGAAGGACAATTCATATGTTCTTGAACGCAATTCATTTCATGTATATTTAAATCAAATTTCGTATCATATAATTTATCACATTTTATACATTTCCATGTTCCACATTTATATTTTCTATTTAAATGATATGATAATGCTTGCTCTGAACTCAAGCATTTTCCACATTTCGGACATATAGGCATTTTTATAAATATTTATAAAAATAATATCAAAAAAAATAATATTTTTTTTTTAATAATTTAAGAATTTATTTTCTTTTATTATTAAGTAACTATGTTTGCTAAAAAAAGAAAACTCGAAGAACACACCCCTTGTGAAAACCTTATCGATGATAAAGAACGTAATATTTATTCCGATGGTAATAAAATTTATTTCTTTAGTCCAATCGATAAATACTCCGTTTTCTGTTTAAATAAAGAAATCGACGATGTTGTTTTTAATCTTAAACTTAATAAACATATTTCTCCTTTTATTCAACTTTTTATTCATTCTGATGGTGGTGACCTTTATGCCGGTATTAGTGCTATGGAACATATTCGTACTTGTGAAATCCCTATTCATTCTTATGTTGATGGATTTGTCGCTAGTGCTGCTACATTATTGCTTATTGCTTCCACTAAAAAATTTATGTTTAAATATTCAGAAATCCTAATTCATCAACTTACTACAGGTGTTTGGGGAAAATATGAAGAAATTGTTGAAGAAACTAAAAATTGTAAAAAACTTATGAAAAATCTTAAAAATCTTTATAAAAGTTTTACAGCTATTCCTGATGAAATTCTCGACCAACTTATGACTAAAGAAATTACTCTTAATTCTTCTAAATGTCTTAAATATAAAATCGTTGATTGTGTTATTTAATTTTTTTTCTTTATTTTAATGAAAATTGTAGTTCAATCTTTTAATATCGAAAATAATATTTGGTATAAAAATCTTATTCTTCAACTCATTAATTGTTCTTTTGATATTATAGTTGTTGTTTCTTCTTCCTCTTCTGAAAATATTATGCATTTTGGTAAAATTACTTATATTTTTACTCCTGATAACCTTTTTGAATTTGTTTCTTTCAAAAAAATTCATCAATATTTGAATCATCCCTTTATTTTCGATGATATTTATCTCTTTATTCATGATACTTGTATTTTAGGAAACCTTTTTGATTCTAAATTATCTGCTCTTTATAATATTCTTAAACTTAAATCTTTCCATTATGCTCCTATCGGTATTAATCGTAAAAACGCTAAGCATTACACTAATAAATTTAAAACTAAATTTAATATTTGTTTTTGTTCTTCTAATTTTATGTTAAATAATAATTTTGATACTTTTTTCTCAACCCCTTTTTCTAAAAAAATAGCCGTTCAAATCGAACTTGGCGACCATAACTTTAGTTTCCGTAAATGGCCCGATGTTATCATCGATAATTCTTGCATCTCTCAGATTATTCAAGATAAAAAATTTAAAGTATTTTTTGGCGCTAAAAGATTGAAAAATTTTATCCCTATTTTAGATTTATATAAATATGTTTCAACTGCTTTTCTCAAATCTTAATTTGTTACTGATGTTTCTTGTGCTTCTCCAGTTTGTGCTTCTCCAGTTTGTGCTTCTCCAGTTTGTGCTTCTCCAGTTTGTGCTTCT